GCTCTTCGTCGCATAGTCCAGCAGGAACCCAGCCCCCTCTCCCGGAGAGGCATACTGTAGCGCCTGCTGAAGCAGGGCCTTGCGGGTAGGGTCAAGATCACTGAACAAACCCGGGGTCTGCTCAGTGGGGGCTCCGCCGAACTGTGCTTGAGACATGCCGTTTGCGGGGGCCTGGACTTCCCCACCGAAGAGCTTCGGCAGGCCGGCTTTCCACTGCGCCTCCATCTCGGTCTTGCGCTGGTTCTCGGCGCGACGTGCTTCCGCCTCTTCCTGGGCAAGCTGAAGGCTCTGCTCCTGAAGCTGACGCCGGATCTGCGCGTCTTGCATGGACTGGTAGTTCTGCGCGCCCATCTGAGCGCCCTGCGCCCATTGGCCCCTTGGGGCGGCGACGGCTGAACCAAGAACGGATGCGATGGCGGCCCAATTCGGGGAGAACGACACCATGTCTTAGACTCCCAGGAAATACGGCGCGACTTGAAGGGCGGTCCCAAGAACCTGACCGAAGGGCGAATACCCGCTGCCCTGAACCGGCTGCGTTGCCTTGGTCGTGGCCCCGAGGTTTCCCCCGGCAAGCGACTGAGCAAGGGCGATCGCGTTCGCCGCCGAGTTCTGATCGAAGTTCCAGCGGTTGATCCCCTCGTTGATCTGGTCCTGAAGCTGGCCCTGGCGCTGCTGTCCGACGTTCAGCAATTGGTTGGCGTCGTAATAGTCCTGCTGGGCAAGGGCTGGGGCATACCTGGCGGCGGCGTCCTGGTATCCGCGCTCCTGAGCGTAGTTCTGATACCTCAACCCACCGAGAGCCTCCGCAACAGCCGCGTCATGCGAGCCGGACCCATACCGCCCCGATGCGGCCTTGTTGGCGTTCACATCGTTCCTGGCCGAGCGAAGGACGGAATCAAACCCGGGAGCCTCGGCGTTGACGTATTTGCCGGCGAGGACATCCCCGTAATAGCCCTTGGCCGAGTCAGTGAGCGGCGATCCAGCCTGCGCGCGTTGAGCGATCATGCTCCACGCGGAACCAGTCTCGGGGGAGACGGGCGCAACGGTTTCGCCGGGGTAGTACTGATAATTCAGACCGCCCGACTTGTACAGGTTCTCCGCGTCCTTGATGGTGGTATTCAGAAGCGGCTGCGACGGCTTGTAGGGCTCCGACGTGCTGGTCGTCTTCTGCGTCTTCGGCTCGTTATCGTCCATTTACCAGATCCTTCTCAAGCACCACGGCGCGTTCTTCATAGTCGGGGAAGAGCCGCCTCCAACCCTTCCGACCGACGATGCGCGCCTTGGCGCACCCCTGCTCAACCGCCCACTGTTCTACGTACCGACGAAAGTCCACCCACGAAGCCAGCTCCATGCCACCGCACAGATACAGCAAGCACACCTTTGCCCTTGGGCTTTGGGAGACTTCCGTAACCCCCGCCATAACCATCTTGCCTTGATCGTACGCGCACCACAGTTGCATCTGCGCGGACCTTAAGGCGCTGAGGACCGACGCGGCGGTACAATTCCCGTTTCGGTCTATTGCCTTCTGCAACAATGGTTGAGCTTCGCTCCAGTATCGATCCACCTCTACAGAACGGATGCCTAGGAAGTTCACTTAACCGGGTTCTCTGTGGCCTTGATCCCGGTCTTCGACCCCCAGCGATAGAACGGGGAGTAAACCCCGTAGCTCGGCAGGCCGGGCGCGTTCACGCCAAGCCATTTGGTGTCAATCGTCTTCTGCGGGATGTAAGTAGCCGGTGCCGGAGCCTTTGCCGTCGCCGGCTTGGAAATGCTGTCCAGGTAGCTTTGATGCTGCTGGGCAGTGCCGAACTGACCATAGGGCGGCGGGGGAACCTGCCTGCCGGCGGACATGGCCCCCTGCCCCTGACCAGACATCGCCATGTTCTTGGAGTCGTAGCTGTAGCCCTTGGTAGTGCCCTGATAGCCGGTGTAGCCCATGCCCATGGCGTCAGACGCCATCGGGCCAAGGCCAATGCCGATCCCGGGAGCGGCGAGGCCCATCATGCTACCGATGCCGAGCTTGGCTAGGTTGCCCCACGACGCCTCATAGCTGGGCGTGTTGTACCCGGTGTAGCGCGACGACAGCTTGCCCTGCGGGCCGGTGTCGTTTCCCCCACCCTTCCCGCCGATGCCATACCCGCCACCGACAGCATCGACGTGGCCGCCCATCGGGCCGTCTTTGCCGCCCGAGTATCCCCCTGGTTTGCCTGCCATGGCCTACCCCTTCACCGTGTATCTGAAAGTCCGGTCAACCTGCGCGTTGTTCGCGTGGTTGATTGTCACAGACCCCTTTGTCGGGGTGCTGAAATACGTTGTCCCAAGAGCCGCCGCCGCGTTGCTCGTCATGGGCATGTCGAGCGATACAACGCTGTTCGGCGTGATCAGCTCATCCGCAAGCGTCGTGGTCGCGGAGTTCGCGGTAAGCGTCACTTCTCCGCAGATGTTCTGCTTGCCGAGAAGGGCGTTGTTGATGATCTCGATTGCCTCCTGACCCCAGGCAATCCCATAGTCGAGGATCGGGAAGATTCTGCGGACGGTCACAGTATCCCGCTCCGCTCCGCCTCAAGATCCACCCCGAGGCAGTCGGTCCAGGTAGACCCGGAGGGAACAATGATGCGCGCCCTGTGGAAGCGATAGTTGGACTGCGACGGCGTGGGGCATCTTCCCGAGGAACGCATGGCAACCGCGCTCCCCCACGTCACCGAATCCTCTATGCGGTTTCTGCCGCCAATCGTGATGGTCGGAGTTCCACCCGTCACATGAGGACGGATAGACCTTACCTTTGCCTTCCTGCCGGGGATCAACTGACCCTCGATTGTGTCAACCGACGCTTCCAGGTTCGCCCCGTTGAAGAAAGCCAGCTTTTTGTCAGTGTAGAACGCCGCCAGGACTTCCTTTGGAGATCCGGAGAGAAGATTGCTGTCCAGGGAAATCGGCATTGTGTCGAGGTTGGAATACGGCAGGTTGTCGAGGGTGTAACCGACGTTCGTCCGTGCCCTGTACAGATAATCGAGCGAGACGGAAGCCCGCGACCATCGCTTGATGTCGAAGTTGTAGAACAGCAACGTATCCGGCGTGCCGTCCGTGCTGTCCGTCGATGGATAGGCGACGATGTAGAGCTTGCGAACCGGATCAACCACGGCCACGATGCGATAGAGGTAATCCTGGTTCACGTTGTTCCAGAAATACGAATCCACCTTCTGCGTGCCGATTGGGATGATCGATTCCCCGGCGACCATGTAAAAGCCGTCATAGGCGAGGAAGAAGTTCACCCCTTGCCATGAGGCAATCGACCCCTCCGCCGCACACCCACGATCAACCGAGATCGGGCGGAACTTCCAGATGTCTCCGGTGCCGACAAACGTCCCGACATGAATCTGCGTTTCGCAGAACACCGTCATGGACGTTCCGATTGCGGACCCGCCCATCACCCGGCCACCGTCCGGGAACTCCTGCTCATCGGACAGGTCAACGCCGACAGTCCAGCCCTCGGTATCTCCGATGGCGGACCACTGAATCGTGTTCAGCTTGCTTGCCAGCCTGCCCAAAACCACGAACTCAAGAGCCGTCCAGCAGAACCGCGCGACGGGCGGAGAGCCGGCAAGGGCGGCAAAGTCGGTGGATGTGCCGATGTCATAGTACTGCACCGCATCGGTTCCGTTCACGGCGATGATGCGATTGCCGTACTGCGTCATATCCCACATATCGTCCGATTGGACGCTGTAGTCTCCCCCAGATGCGCGGGTGACGTTCCCCCATGCGGAGACGCCATCCCACTCATACAAGTCGTTCGCATCCCCGGCGAAGTTCTTGATGGTGCCGGTGCGGCCACGGAATGACCCCGCCCCCTGGCAGCGAAGGGTCAGGGCGTCCCCCGTGGACACCAAGGCCGGAAGGGGACCGTAGCTCAGCAGGGACTTCGGGACGACGTTGTTGACATAGGTGGTGACGCCCGATTCCAGCGATGGAAGATCGGGGGCGAACTCCGCTACCTTCAGCATCAGTCGTAACGAATGTCGAAGTTAGGGGTGGAGGGGAGATCGACCTTCAGGGTTCGGTTAGAACGGCGGCGGCGGGTTTCGGCTTGAAGCTCGTTCAGCTCCCGCGACTCAACCAACATCAACCTGTCCGCAAGGTCGTAATTCCAGAGCTTGTGCGTGCAGAGTTCCCACTTGGCGCGGGCGCGGATCAACGCTTCCGCATCGGTCGTCCATGAATTGCTATCCGCATCCGCAGAAAGCGCGGTCAGGCGATACTGATACGCCATCGTGACTGTGTAGACCTGATCCGGGATGGGATAGAGGCGGATCTGAGAATTGAAGTAGGCGAAGTGCTTTGGAAGGCCAGTCACCGAGCCATTCTGACAGGCATCGATCATTTCCATCGTGGCGGAATACATCGGGCTTTTGTAACTGCTCTCCGTCACAACCATGCTGTCAATGGTCACGAGGTTCGGAATATCTGAATTGGCAAGCGAGCCGTAGTATTCCTGGTCCCCCACGGTCGCGAACGTGCCGGTCTTCTCGTTGAACCAGAACCGCTTGCGCTCATAGAACTTGATGGCCGTCTGGATGGCCGCGTTCACGGTCGCGTCGGACAGGCTTTCGTCAAGCTCATCGTTGATGCGAGTGCGAAGGGTTACGTAGGTGGTCATGCTGTCCCCTTCGGCGCGGCATAGGTCAGATAGGCGATCGTCAGGTAGTCGGGCTTCCAGGCGCGGGCTGTTTCGTTGCCCAGCACGTCATAGAGGGGAAACATCTTCGGCGCTTCGTCCGCCTTGGGCTGCTTGCGGAATCGGCTTAGCAATGTCTTCATTGCTTCCCTGCGTCCATGAGCGCCCGCACATTGTCAGGCGCGTTGTCCCACTCAACCAATTCCCACTCTCCACCGGAGGCGATCAGCGCCCCCAGCAACCCACCGGAGCAATTCACGTAGACGCCCGGCGTGGTCATGCGGAAGATCGATGACATTTCCTCGGCCTGGATCAGCATTTGAGGATTTGTGCGGAACGTCTCTCCGTTCGCGCGCACAACCATCAAGTTGGGCTGGGGAATGTCCTCGTTCGCGTGCGTCGTCTCGGCGTAGCAGCTTTCGCAGCCATACAGCCGGATCTTGGGAAACCCCAGGTAGGCCCCGATCACCATTGCCACGGTCGCGGCGGTCGAACCGAGGTTGCTCTTGTCTTCGTCCAGCAACCGCACATCGGCGGATTTCAGCGCATCAAACATCGCCGGATCGCATTGCGAGGCGACGTAAGCCTTCTTGACCCCTCGCGTATATTCCGGGCTTGCAAGCCTCGGGTTCGGGTCAACCATCATCATGGTTGCCTCTATGCCGTTGTCGCGACACCATGCCCAAGCCGTTCCGCAGGCAAGATTGTGTTCCGAGCCTTGAAGAAATCGAACGTGACCGGCCACCGAGGGACCGCGACCGATCACGTTCAGTGCCCAGCGCGACACCCCCGGAAGCCCGAGGGTGCGCGCGTGGGAAACATTCTCCGCCAACTTCTCGTCCGAAACGCTCGTCCGAGAGATGGTGAAGTCAACCCGCATTACGAAGCGGCGCAGAGTCCGATGTTGCGCAGCAGCGTAGTGATGGCGTTGATGCGGGTCTTCATCGAAGCCGCAGTGGAGCCGGTCGTGGAAATCACCGCGACCTGGGCAATCGGCGTCTTCCCGTAGAACCCAACGAGGTCAGAAGCGGACTGACCAAGCTGGGTGCCGTCGGGATTGCCGTCAGAGAGTTGCTTTACAGCCATTGTCGTTTCTCCTTACGCGTCGGTGCGGCTGCAAACGCGCACCGCCAGCTCGGGGCGAAGCACCTTGTAGCCGTAGAGGATGTCGATACGCATCGGCATCTGGTCGTTGTTGATGTCGTACTGGCGCACGACACGCATCGAAATGCCGTCCACCACCTTGCGGGACTTGAAGTCCACGCCGTCCGGCATGATCAGGTCCGCCGTTGCGAACGTGGCGAAGTCCGGGTGATAAGCCAGGCCCTCGTCATAGTTCTTGGAGGCGGTGGTGCCCATCGTGATGCTCGCCGTGGCCGACGTGCTGGTGACAGTCACGTTCTGACGCGGGCCGGCCAGGATGATGGACGGGCTGATCGACCAGGAGCCAGCACCCGAGGCGGTCGCGGCAGTCACGATGAACTGTTGCAACTCTCCGGTGTTGGCCTTGGTCTCCGGGTTGACGCGGTAGACGTTGGCGATGGTGAACACGTCGCCATCCGCCAGCGCGCCCGAGCCCGAGGCCACGGTGATCGAAGTCACCGGGGTCGAGGAGTTCGGCCACGCAGAGGTGCGGGTGTCGGTCGTGTACGAACCGTTGCCAGCGCCCTGGGTGTGACGGGTCCAAGTGGCGTTCTCGTAGAAGTCAAAGCCAGCCGTGCGGCCAACCATGCCTTCCAGATACTGCTCCTTGATCTCCGCCGAGGAGTGGAACAGCGCCTTGCCGTCCTTGATGATGTCCTGGGTCTGACGGGGCTGGAGGTTGGCCTTCCAGCTACCGCGCGGAACCAGGTTGTCAACGAGGACGCGACGCGCCTTGCCGATGGTTTCCAGGTCCAACGCCGCAGTCGCGGTGCCGGGGAACACCTGGTTGTAGATGTCCAGCTTCATGGACATCGCATCGGCTTCGATGTTGGCCGCCAGCACCTTGGCAGCCGGGACGATGTAACGCTCCGAGAAGCGGTCAATCGAGAGGGTCAGTTCCGAGGAGTCGAACACCATGTCCACACCCTTCTGGGTGCTGACGGTCAGGGTTTCGTACTTCTCGTCCTGGTGCTGAACGTCCAACACCTTGCCAGTGCGGACGGTGTACTGGTTGGGCTTGCGGATGCGGAGGCTGGAGCCGATCTTGGCACCTTCCTTCGCAAACGAGGGGTCGTACTGCTTGTTGATGGTCCTTGTGTTCGCCGTGGATCGCTAAGCCACGACCGCCCTTGCGGGCTGCTGCACCTCACGATGCAGAGCAGACTATATCATCACCCAATATGGGTGCGTTGCGCTTCGGGCCGCTTGGCCCTACTCCCCTGCGGGATAGTCGTTACACCTTCTTTGTGGGGACAAACGCCATTGTTATTGCGCTTGCCCCATTGGCAGTTCATGCAGAGAACCTGAAACCCACTCGGGAAACCCTCTCGTATCAACCAACGGTGCATCTTCTCGCCCGTCGTGTGACCGTGTGCCCTACGGTGCGCAGCACCATCGTTGTTCACATGGTCGATACTGAGAAATCTCCGCTCATCTTCGCCGCAGCAATTGCAACGATAGCCGCCGTAGGCATTGTAGACGACATCGCGGACGCTGTTGCGAGCCGCAAGGTTCCTTGCGTTGTCTCGCGCTCGAAAGGCCGCAAGGGCATCCGGGGTCATACGGGCAATTCTAAGAGCCCGCGCCTTATTGGCGTTCGCGTTGACCAGAGCGCGGTGAGCCCGCCACTCTTCCTCGGTCATCGCTGCCTTCTTCGCCCGAGCGACCTCGCGCTGTCTCGCGTTTCGGCACTCGTTGCAAGAGTAATCGACCGCCCTTCTCGGGAAGTCGGCTACGGTTTTAGTCACTCCGCATTTTCTGCACGTGGGATTGGCCTGAAGCCTCTCCCACCTCAAAGCTTGGCTCGGGATTGTCTTGCTCACTGACTACCGCCGGTTGATTCGCCCCGGCAATCAATGTACGAGATTTCCCCCGAATTCACAACGTTTTCGATGCGCCTTTCGACGCAAAGCGGCTGAGGTTAACCGATGAAATTGCACTCCTGATGCAGGACGCGCAGGGTTTCAGCGGTCAGCTCATCAACAGTGATGAGTGAGTTCGCCATTTTAAGTTTCCATCTAAGGGACTAGCGCGCCATCACGGCGGGCCATGTCGGTTGGGGTTAGCGGCCCCGTCTCGCTGCGAGTTGCTTGTTCCGCATCTCAATCCACTTTTCGGCGTTCTCCTTCGCCAGGGACGCGGTGAGGCGCTCCGGTGGCTTACGGGTGGAAACCGTGGGTGTCGCGGATGGGACTGGCTCTTCTTGCTGCTTGGCGGTTGCCGCCGCTGCTTTGGCTTTCGCCTGGTGTTCTCGCCACAGCCTTGCTTCGTTGAGTGTCTTCAGAAAACGCGCGTCCTGAATCGACTGGACTTCTTCAGCCGTGTAGCCGTCGGACGTGGCGTAGTCGTGGATCTTGCTCAACAGGGCCGGGTTGAACCCCGGAATCATCTTCGCGGCGTTTGCGTCCCTTTCACGAAGGCGGTTGGCGCGTTCGCGCTCCGCCTCCTGCTGGCGCTGTGCCGCTTTCTGCTCCAGGCCGTATTGAAGGCGGCCCGCAGCGTTGCGCATCTCGTTCAGTTCCCGGTACTTGCTTTGTGCAAGCTGCCAGTTTTGCTGTTCGAGCTGCGCCCAATTGATGTTTTCGTATTGCTCAATCGCCTTGGTGAGCGCGTGGAGCGCCACCCGCTCTTCCGTGTCGGCGTTGAACTGCTTTTCACGCTCGGCAAGCTGGGCCTGTCGGGCCTCATACGCCTTGCGCGTCTCGGCAACCTCTTGGGTCTTCCGAGTGTAGTCCGCCTGCATCATCAGTTCTGGCTTGAGCCACTTCGGGATGCGGGCCTTTTTGCCCTCGCGTTCGATCTCCTCAAGCTCTTCCTCGGTTTGGCCTTCAGGGGCTTCCGATTCCGTGCCTTCGGCTTCGCCGCCGGGCTCTAACACTTCCTCGCCAGTGTCCACCGTCTCGGTGTCGCCAGCCGCCGGATTGGTGTCGGTATCATCGATGTGCATGTTCTCTCCTTCTAAGGGACTGCGGCGTCATCACGACGGCGCTTGGTCCTACATTTCGAGCAACAGCATCGCTATTGCGTCGTCTTCGTCGCGCAACTCCTCCAGAATGCGCGCCTGGATGGCCTGCACCAGAAACAGCGACAGGCCGCCAATGATTTCCTTGTTGCGGGCCGATATGTCGGCCATGAGCTTGTTGAACTCACTGGCGCGCAATATCTCGGCTTCGATGTCTACTGACGGCCGCTCGGCAATGCGCTTGGCAATTGCCTTGGCCGCACGTTCGATCTTGCGTTGTTCCCTCGGGATGATCCCAAGGCGCTCGCGCTCTTTCCGCTTTTCCTCTTCGGTTTGCGGGCGGCGGAAGACGTGCTGAAGCCGCTCCCAGCCACCTACCGGGCTGACCTCTTCCGCCTCAGGCTCGGGAGCCGCGCCGACAACCCCACCGAGGAAGCGTGCCGCAAAAGCTTTCGCGCGGAACGCCTCGGCTCTTAGGAACATCAGGTCAGATCCCGGGTCACCGCAGTTCGGTTGCCGTTGTCATCGACTGTGTAAACGAGCCGGTCCTTGGTGTCGGCCAGGTCGCGCACCGTCTCCGTTCCGGTCCCGGCGCCGCTCAGCTTGCCGCCAAGCGCGCTGTTTTGCAGGCGCATGGATTGTTCAGCTGTGACAGCTCCATCAACTCCATATTCCCATACCCCTTGCGGGATGCCGTTGAAGCTGCTCACCAGGCTGCTCACGGTCACAGCCGTATCAGCGACCAACTGACCCGCGCTATCAGTTGTAGTGTGGCCGGTCAGGTCTTCATCCCACACCGCGTCGGCAATGGCCGCAGCGGTGGGCGGGTCGTCCTGAATGCGGAAGGTGCAGGCAAGAAGCGTAACTGTCTGCCCGTCAATCGTGACCGTCGAGACTACGACCCAATACTGAGCGCCGGCAGCGTAAAAGCCGCTGTCGGAATTGTCGCTGAGGTCGATAGAAAACCCATGCAGCCCGGTGATGCCATCGAAGTCGATCCCATCCGTGTCGAGCAGCGTATAGCCGTTGTCGCTCGCCCGCTGGGTGGTCGATCCGTTCTTGTAGATTTCAATGTCCGTGACGGCCAAGCCGGTCAGCGTGACCGACGCGCCCGCGCTGTTGTACGAGGTGAACGGGATGTAGAGGACCGATCCTGCCGGAACGTTGCCGAAGTGAATGGTCATCCGACGAGCCCTCTCAGCAATCCGCCGCCAACGGCCCCACTCACACCGTCGTCAAGCTGGTCAATCAACAGGTCCATAAGTGCAACGCTCGTGGTCGTGTCGGTCCACGTCCCGCCTGCCCTCGTCGCGTAGTGGAAGTTCGTTCCGCCCGGCATGGCGGTTCGGTAATCCGCGCTGGAGAGGCCAAAGACGGTTTGGTTGATATTCGTGGCGCTGCTTGGTTCAAGCGCCATGCGATACCAAGCCCCCGGACTGAGCGTCACCGGGTTGTCGAAATAAGCCCTGACCTGCGCGCCGGCTGCGGCGTTCTTGTAGTCGCCATCAAAGGCCGTGCTGCTGCTGGACAGCTCGTTTCCAGAGTCGTCATACAGGACCGCGTTGAAGTCCCCGACCGATGTTCCGGCGATCCATGCAAGGCCAGCCACGCGGCACTTAAACGGCACCTGGAAGCGATTGCCGCGCGCCGCTGAGCCCAAGTTGTTGAAGATGTTGTTGTTGATCGTGGTGACGGGAATAGCTTGGAACAGGCTGTAGAACGTGGTTGAGCTTGATCCGAAGCAACAGTTTATGCCGTTCATGCTCGCTTTGGCAGGCGTGCCGGTGTTGCTGATGCGGTAAGGCAAGCCGGCAACCGAGATGCCGTAGGACGACAACAGGCGGATCGTGAAGCTCGTCCCGGTGTTGTGCAGAAACTTCACCGCGAACAACTGGCCCTTGGTGATCGAAGCGGAGGCAGTCAGGGCATCCAAGCGCCACGCCGCCGTCATCACGCCAGTAACTACGTTCGTGTTCGTGGCCCAAAGAGTTCCGCTTGGCAGGCCAGTTGCCGCAACGGTCTCAATCCGCACATCGCAGGTTGGAGAGCCCGATACGGTGTTTACGCGCCAGCCCACATGGCTGATGGTCATGTCGAACGGGGCGCAGAACACAGCCCCGTCATACTCACCCGCAGCGTCAATCGTCGCGCCCGCAGCCGTGGTCGGCGCCGTCCCGGTGTTCGGGACCAGGCCAGGCCATTGGATGGCGGCATTGAGCGATTGCAGAGCCATTAAAGCGCCAGTCCTCTCGCGGCGATAAACGGCCTCACGCCGTTGATCAGCCAGTCATGGTTATCGGCTACAGGATCGGGGTCGTCCGACTGCCCGAAGATCGCGACGCTGGAACAGCCAACGTCATAAATCTTGTCAAGCGTGGCGCGGAAGTAATCGCCGCCAATCCAACTCTTCCTCAATGACTTTGATCATTCATATCCTTACCGCCCGCAGAATATTTCGGGCTACGCCTGAACCTCCATCGCGTCCAAGACCCAAGAGCCGTCCTTTAGCTTAATAGCCCGGCCCTGCTTGGTTCTCGGTTGACTGACCTTGACCTGTAGATCAGCGATACCCGCAGACATCGCGGCTGCGGCCTGGGTGAGCATTGCCGCCGCCTGGGCAAACTCCGTCATGGCGTTGGCGTTGGCGGTCTTCTCACCCGCAGAGGCGTCCGCTTCGGTCGTAATAGCCTTGGCGGAGGCTTGGGCCTGAACGAGCTGGGTTTGAGCCGTAATAAGCTCAATCTGCTTCTGCACCTCGTCCAGCGGGAGGCGGGCTTGCTCAAGGGCAAGGCGCTGGCGCTCAAGCTCGTTCGATGCCTGATCGGTCTTGGCCTTCTCGTAATCCGATGCGGCCTTGAGTTCGGAGTTGCGGAGCTGCTCGTTCTCCTTGCTCAGCTTGTCCAGCATCATCTTGCCCTCTTCGATCTGGGCCTGGACCTCCGGGGGGATCTGCTGTTCGCTGGACGGCTTCAGTCGCTCGGCAATAAGGTCCGCGTCCTTCCAGTCAAGGTTCTTCGCCAGGATGTCGCCAATCTTCACGGCCACATCGGGGGCGTTCTGGATGAGCGCCATGATCTGCTCGGCAGTCTCAACGCGGCGCGTGGAATAGCTCGGCCCGCTGTCAACCACCAGGTCATACTTGCCGGCGGCGAGGTCATACACGCCCGCGTAGGTTTTCGGCATACCAGGCTGATTCACGCCCTCTGGGGTGGGCTGGGCTGGGCCGAGCTTGACGTTCTGGGCCTGGCCGTCTTCACCAAGCACACGGATTACGCGGTCCTGCTTGTAGACCTTCGGAATCAGGTCAATGAGGATGCGCCCGGTGTGACGAATGGCGCGCGACAGGTTGTCGGTGAAGTTGAAGGTCGCCGTATCGCCTTCCATCTTCCGGCGCTCGATTGCGACACCGGAGGTTTCATTCGACCGCGCCCCAAGGGATGCGTCGTAAAGCCCCGTGGTGGCCTTCACGTCATCGGCGGCGGACAGTGCTTCCTGTAGAGCCCCGGCGGGGACTTCCGAGCCAATGGGCTGGCGCTGGGGAGCCACCGCGCCCTTGTAGGAGATGTAAGCGTAATTGCCGTTGTTGGCGCTCTCCCACTTGGCGGAGTCTTCGCCGTTGAACGCATCCTCAGGGCCGATATAGGGAACCCTGGGGGCTAACGCGACCAGTTCGGTCGTGACCGTGCGCCAGTAGTTGAACATGCGCTGCGCGTCTTTGGCGTAGTGAATCGCGGAGACGAAAATCCGCTCCCCGGTGTCGGAATCAAGGATCTCATCGCCATAGACGGGAATGATCGGGATGTATTTGCCAGGCCAGTTGCCCTTCTCGTCCTTCTCCCCAACAAGGACTTCGCCGCCGTTCACAATCTTCTGATAGACACGCTTCGCCTTGACCTTGCGGGACTGCGTGACCGTCACCCCGAGGGCGTCAAGCACGTCCTTTTGCGCCGCATACTCCGCCTCGCCCATCACATGCCCGTCAGACAGACGGACGATGGTCTTCTCGACATCCTTGCGGCACCAATACTCCGCAACCGTCACGTCCTCGCCGTCGTCGGTCTTCACATCCGGGTTGTCTGCATCCCAGGACGTGGGGTCGGCATCGGGATACCGCTGCTTGAACACGTCAAGCGCCATGGTTTCCGTGACAAAGGCGTGATTCCAGTCTGAGCTATCGACTTCCGTTGACCAAGGGTCGCCAAGCACGTTCAGCGGGTTGTTGACGCGCTTGATGAGGATGTCCAGGTCAAACGAGTCGTCATAGGCATGATCGATGACAACGCGGAGGAAGCCAAAGCCACCAGAGGCGGCGTGATCCAGAGCCGTGTCGTATGCGGCGTCCGCCCCGGAGGTCTGTTCGATGTTCCGAATCAGGCCGGACATCACCTCGGCGGTTTCGGGATCTGCTGTGTCGTCAGCCGGGCGGACCTTGATGGCGGGTTTGTTCTGTCGCCCGTCGTTGACGATCTGCTTAACGACCGGATTGACCTTGTTGATGGTCAGGCATGGGCGGTTGGCTTCCTTGCGGGCTTTCTTGTCCGCCTCGTGCCATTGCTCACCAAGGCGGCAGAACCGATAGTCCTCGCGGAAACGATCGTGGTTCTTGGACCAGGCGTTCTGGCAATCCTTGTAGATCTCCCTGATCTCTGACAGGTCGTCTTTATCGGCCATTAGCCTCTGCCTCGATAGGGTCCAGCCATGCGCGGCGCGTCACCAAGCCGGGCTCCGGCGGCGCTTCTGACTGGCTGATCTGCTCTGCAATCCTGATAGGCTCGTCGTCTTCATCGAAGGCCCGCGCCAACAGTGGTCTAGCGCGGGGAAGACGCATCACGACATCCACCCGCCCGCGTGGCGCTGGGGTTTCTTCTTGGTTCGCGGCTCTTCATAGGCGACGCACATCAAGCCGAACGCATCCGCGCCATGCGAAGACCAGTCATGCTCAGGCCCAAGCCCGATGTTGCGGTCATCCTCGGAGCGTTTCTCGTGATACCAGCCAAGGGCATCGCGCCCGGCTTCCGTGGTGTCCTTGTTGAACCAGATTGAGGGAAAGAGCCTGCGCGCGGCTTCAATCCGCATCTTCGCGGCACCACGGCCTTGATTGGGAACCACGCTCACCTCGAAACCCGCCTCCTTCAGCGAACTCTCGTAGGACACGTCGTACACCCTGTCGTGGGTCGAGCCGTCATGCGGCAGGACACAGAGGGCGTTTCCATAGCCCCTGTCCCTCAGCCAGCCGACATGCGCCGCAAGGGGCTGACCAACCGCCTCGTGGTAATCTAGCACGCGGATTTCCCTGCCCACGAATTGGGCTATCCAGATGGCGCAGGCGTCCGCCTTGGCTCCGGTGCCGCCGATGTCCCAAAAGGCCCTGACGGTCATCAGCGGGTCTTTGGCGACGTTCGTAATGCGCTCCTTGGCTTCACTCAGGCACGAGGCGAAGTAGGCACCCTCAACCACGGTCACGAAATCGCCTTCCCAGATGTGTTCATACTGGTCCGGTCGCTTTGCCTTGTCGGCCAGGCGCTTCTTGTTGAGGGTGTCGGGAAACCACGGGTTATCCCGCCAGTTCATCTCAACGATTTTGGATTCCGGCGGCGGGTCCAGGCGGAACCGCTTGTGCGTGGCGCTGTTCTTGCGCTCCGGGTTCCAGGTTACCCAGACCTCTGATCCATCCTCGCGGACGGTGTTGTCTGCCTTGTACCAGGCCGTCTCGCTGACGGCCTCGGCCTCATCCACCCACAACAGGCGGATCATGGCCTTGGACTTGATGCTGTCCAGGTTGTGGCGAAGGCCGATGAATGCGTAGTAGATCCGACCGTCCCGGGTGCGGACGAACTTCTCCCCGACTTCGTAATGAGACGCCAGCCACGGCTCAGACAGAATCGCCGCCTTGACCTCGGCTAGCGAGCTGTCATCCAGGGAGTTCATGAACTCACGCCCGCAGACGATAACCCCAGGCATGTTGGCTTGGGCGAACCTCACGCCCCATACCGCCGACATCTTGGCGAACGTTCTGGTCTTTGCCGAACCTCTTCCGCCGTAAGCCCCGCGATATAGCGCCGGCCCCTCGAATACCGGGACCAGCTTGGCCGGCAGATCAACCGCCTGTTTCATCTTTCGGGTAAACGGCGCGGAGTTCGATCACCTGGAGCGACACAGGCGCGTCGTCCTCGTCACCACCGATCAGGGCTTGCGGGACCTTGCCGTCCAGACGGTCGCCAATCTCCTTGAGGGCGGACACGTCCCTTTCGAGCGCGGCCTGAATCAATGCGTCCGCCAGCTCGTCAACCACCTGCATTCCCTCCTTCGAGGAACGCTTGATGGCGCGCTCAATGGCGTTGCGCCAAACCTTCTCTTTGCGGCGACCACCCGGGTTGCCACTCTGGCCCTTCTGAAACATTGTTCTGTATTTCAACCTCTTGGCGGGCTTGGTCCTCTAAGGGACTGCGGCCAAATGAAAAACCCCGGCTCTATGGCTCGGGGCGGATCGCTCTAGGCGCAATTGTGGTGTCAGGACTTGCATAGCAAATTTTCGGGAGCGCGTCAATAGGATTTTTAAGGCCGCTTAAGATTTCTAAAGCCCCCAATGCCGGACCAAAATATCCAGCCCTTGGCGCAGCCGTGCGTGGTTCACCGGATCGATCTCGTGAATGCAAAGATTAATCACGGCGGATGCGCACTCCGGGGAGGCGGAGGTAAGCTTGCGGAGAATCACCTTATAAGCCTCAAAGGCCGATGCCTGTTCATCCGTCATTTCCTCGTGTGCCCTGTTAGGTGTGCCGTAGACGGCCATTAAACGCTGCCTGATGCCCGTCTCCTCATAGAGCAACTGAAGGCGCTGGCCTGCCTCGTGGCGGGCTGCCGCAGTGTCCAGGTCCATTGTGTCGCCCAACAGCAACTGGTCCCGCCAATAACGGTCCAGCAGGGACGCCCTGAGATCCAGCCGAGCCTTGTGGGTTTCGTCAAACAGCTTGACTTCCACCTGCACTAGCTCTCCGCGCCGCTCCCGCTCCGGGGTGGGCTCCACCCGATCAGCCTTTTCTACGCGTCGGGTCATTCCCCCTCCTCCGCTGGTATGTCGCGCCATTCCTCGCGCGACGGGTAGGTCAGCGTTACCTTGCCGCTGGCCGGAAGCATAACCACATCGGTCCAGAACAGCAAGGCTTGCATGCGCATTTGAATCAAACATCTCACCCTCTCCTCAGTACTGACCGCAGGGGGTCACAGTGAATACCCACGGCGCTCCGCCAGTTCGCGGGGGATGATCCGCTCCCTGACCATGCGCCGGATGTCGTTGTCGCTCGCACTCATGCCCAGGGATATCCCCTTCTCCAGCATCGCGGCGTAGCTCTTCGCCTTGGCTCTCCAAGCGGCGTCTTCGTCAATGGGCGCGTGTCCGTTGGCAGCCGGCGAAGATTGCTCATCTTCCCAGCGACGACCGTTCAGCCACGTCGCAGGGAGCGGGATAAATTGCTTGTCTTCCGGCCAGCGGTATTTCTCGCAGGCGGCAATCACGGCCTCGGGATCGGCGGTCTTGCAGGCTCGGTCAAAAGCCTTCTCGGCATGGCCCTTGTCCTGCTTCCGAGGATAGGCTTTCCAAAACCGGGAGAACCAAGCGCGCCGCGCTTCTGTTCTGTTCTGTTCTGAATCTGGTCTGTTCTGTTCTGGGGGCGTTACACTCGCCGTTACATCGCCGTTACGTTCACGCTCCCTATGCCGTTTCACTCGGCCGGAGCTGTCGTCACTCTCATACTGGCGTAACGTCCAGTTATGGGGGTGCAGGGTTTCGCCCTGGTCAAGAAGCCCAGCATTAAGCAGAGCGTCGATTGCCTCTCCCACCTTCTCGGGCGTGGTTCGGAGGATAAAGGACAGCTCGTCATAATCAGCTGTGATGTGGCCGCCATTCTTGCTGGCGACGCACAGCAGGTTGACCCAAGTCTTAAACAGATCGGCTGGAAGCCGCTGAACCTTGGGATCATCCAAAACTTCGTGATAGAAGCGAAACCACTTCATCAGGCAAACCGACGATCCATCACAGGCTCATCAATCCATTCACGAAATGCCTTCCTGGCCTCGGCGCATGCCTTGTTCCATGCCCCCTGAAGGCGCTTTAGATCCTCCTCGGCGGCGTCTACGGCCGTCTTGGGATCAATGCCGGTGTTGAGCATGGATCGGCGCTCAATGGCAGCCACCTGGGCCTGTGGCGTGGATTCTCGGGCCGCCTCCAGCAAAGCGGAGCGGTTGTCATCCAGCCCCGCCCGTATCGCCGCGTCCTTTGCGTTCTGGGATAGAGAGGCAACCTTGATGGCGCGAAGGGCATCATTGTGCTGGACGCCCAAGTCGCGTGAAGCCGCGCGGACTCCTCCCTGCGGACGGCCTCTTCCCATTTTTGGTTCAATCTGAACCAAAATTCTCCGGTCGGCCAATTCAATCCACTTCGCGATGTGCTGGTCTCGCTCCAGTGCCGTCAGTTCCGAGCGGTGGAGGTTCTCTGCAATCTCCCAAAGCTGGGCTTCAATGTCGTTGTCGTCCATCTCAAGGCACTGGATGGATTCAATGCCGAGCTTCTTGATGGCCTCCAGCCGATGGAGGCCGGCGACCAATACCGGCACATCGGTTTCCTTCACCCCGTCAATTTCCATCTCGCGCACGGTGCGGATGGTGATGGGGGTCATAAGCCCGATCTTCTCAATCGAGGAAGCCAAGGCAGCCACGCGCTCAGGGTCTACCGTCTTGCGCAGGCGTTCTCCGACATAGATGTTTTCGGCAATCAGGTTGATGATTTCGCGTGGCTGCATTGTGGCTACTCCGCTTGGGGGAAGTCTTCGCCGGGAAGGAACTTCAGGACGCGAATGGGCTGCCCTCGGCGGAAGGCGTTCCATGCCTTGATGACGAACGCGGCGCGCTCGACCTCATTCAGCTTTTTGCCCTCTTCCAGCCTCTTGTGGAGCTGATACGCGGGGTCGGTCTTGCCCCTGAAACCGAGGCTCGACACCACCGGCTCAAAGAATTTCTCCGCCGCCGTCACGCCACCGATGTTAGCGCACCACAGGCGAAGGGCCACGTGCAGACCAACGCCGCCGAGCTTGGCCTTCCACGCGCGATGACCATATGCGGTATCACAAAGGCCGGGGTTTTCCTCGACGGTCTCAAGAATCTGCGGCCAAGTGCAGGCAAACTCGGGTGCACTACTCACCCGACCATGAGTGGCGAGCTGCCAGTACACCCGCCCAGCATGGCCCAGATTGCTCGAGTCTTTGTAGCCAAGCATCTGCAGCTGCTGGCCGGGGGTGCGGCGAGCCCCCTGGTCAAGCGTTTCGCGCGACTGACGGGACACGCCGACGACCACGATGGTCTGAAACGAAACGCCGGACTGCACACACGCGGTCAGTCGGGTCTGCCCGTCGTTCAGCTCTCCGGTATCGGAAATGACGATGGCCTCGCCGTTGAACTCCCACCGCCCGCCGCTCATGTCGGAGGCATACTTGTTGACGGCGATGCGCGAAATCTTCCGGTTGTCGGGGTTGTGCTTGAGAAGCACTTCAGCCAAGGCCGGGGTAATCGTGACGCCCTCGGCGAATTTCCCATTGCGCATGGCTCGCTTCATCCATGCGTCATAGATCGCTTCAGCGCGGCGACGTTCTGCACCGGATGCAGAGAACAACGGCTCTGCACCGGACTCAATCTTGATCTTCTGGCTCGTGTCGACTAACATCACTTCCATTCCCTCTTCTGTTGAGACAGCCCCGGAAACCACTTCCGGGGTTTTCATTTGGCCGAAGCCAAAGAACTTGCCGAGCAGGTTCATTCTGCCACCGCCCATTCACAGTGTTGCCGGTACTTCCTGATCTTCTTCTCCACCATCTCGTCGGTAAGAGTGACGGCGGGGAATTGTGTAGGCAGGCCCATCGCTATCAGCGCCCGCCGCACGGTCGTCGGATCGCAGCCGTAAATCTTTGCGATGCGCACAGTCCCCATGCGAGCGGCGCGCAGGCGAATGAGATGCTTCCTTTCAAAGATGTATTTGACAGGCCTGCCCATCACGCCCTCGCCACCTTGACCACCAACGCCGGGCTGGAGCTGTAACGCTTCCAAATCATCTTCATGGCTTTGCCCTCACATGATCGGCCAACGCGGTCATGACCGTCTCAAACCTAGCGGCGCGCTTCGCCATGTCCTCAAAGCGCTCTTCCGTGATCTCCAGGGTCGTATACCGAGTGTCGCAGTTGATGCACTGCCGGCGGCGGCGCATAAGCCCCTGGCGCTCGCTCTGGCGCGCCTCGACAACTCTGGACACGTCGCAAAAGCACTTGGGGCAAGGAGTGGCAGTGCTCATGCGGCCACCTTCCTCCGAGCCGAGCTGCAATCCCTGCAATTCCGGCCAACGCCCATCTTGTTGCTCCTGCTCTTGTGGAACTCGGTAAGCGGCTGGATGCGCCCGCAGCTAGAGCATGGTTGCGCGTGCGCGTCAGCGTCCTGACCAATGCCGATGTAGATTTGCGGGTCGTTCTTGACGATCTGCCAATCGAGGCGACGGATGCTGAACCAGCGGTCATCCACCCCAAGGCCGTCCTTGACGGCATCGCAGATCAGATCCACGAAGTTTGTCGCGTCCCCTCTGTGGTTCGGCTTCTGCACAAGGATGTCGAGCCACACCTTGTTCTGCACGACAGGCAGGTCGCGCACAGCCGACTTGACCATGAGGGAAATCTGTTGGCGGTAGCCCTTGCCTTCCTGCCGCAGAAACACATGGCCCTTGGCTCGCAGCGCATAGATGTGATTCTTAGACGCCGCCCAGCTAAATGGGATTGCTATGCGCGCTAGCCACAATAGGTCTGGCTGGGCTGGAATGTGGGCGATGGACAGCTTCTCCCCGGCGCTTAGTTCCTTGCCGCGCTCAATTATCAGGGGGCGCTCTTTCCGCGCCCTGGGTTTGCCATTCTCGCGCGCCCATTTGCTTTTGCGCTCCAGGTCGCGCCTTTCCGAGCATGGCCGGCAATACTTCTGCATGGGGCCGACGCGCGGGGCTGTCTGCCCGCACGCCTTGCACACCAGGTCAGGAAACGTGGGAGACTTGCGAGTCACGCCGGCCACCCCCCGCATCCCCGCAGTCGCAGGGCTTCTGCACAGGCTCTTGCTTGCGGAAGTTGGGGGGCGAGTACGTTCCCGTTCCTCGGGATGATGTACTTGCCGATCTTCGATACGGTCCAGCCTTCGCGGGGAAGGTCTTTCATCGTAGCCGTGCCCATCAGTACCTCCCCGGTGCTTGCGTAGCTATGGCTTCAGCGAAACGACGGGCCATCACGTCAGTCTCGAAGATGTCCTTGTCCGACTCGTCGCATGAAGGACCAGTCTTGGAGCGCAACATGCTCTTGGAGTGGCGTATCTTCCGCAGCTCAAGCATCCGGTCGCGGTTGAGGTAGTAGAAGACGCTCTCCGCAGAGATGCCCATCTCTTCCGCCGTTGCCTTCTGCGACAGGCCCCTTGCTTGGCATTCCTTGATGCGCGTCAGAACTGACTGATAGTTCGGGCGGGGTTTCGGGACCCTTGCGTTGAGACGGTCGCTCATCCCAGAGCCTCCGCCAATTCCAGATCGCGAAGCGCGGAGCCGACTGCCGCAAGCGCCTCGTCTATCGTGCGCTCGCTCACCAGCAGGCCGCGCACCTCGGGCGAGGTCACGAACCAAAGGCCGGACTGGCCGCGTTCAATGTTGAGGGTCAGGTTCTCGGTCATCCAAGCATCCGTAGCTCTTCCTGGGATCTTGCGGCCTCGAAGGCAGCGCGGGCTTTTTCTCGGGTTTCATAAAGCCCGAGATACTTTTTTCTTTTCACCGGCAAAACTATTTGGGCCATCCATTTGCCGGTCTTCTTATGGAAACACACGCCGGTCGCTTGTTTGTTTTTGTTTCGCTGGTTAGCTGATGGCGATACATCGCGGAGATTGCAGATTCGATTGTCCGCAGCATCTCGGTTGATGTGGTCAATCTGCTGGGTTGGCCAAGCGCCGTGCGTGACAAGCCACGCAAGTCGGTGCGCGAGGTGATGCCGACCGCGAATGCCGATCTGGATGTATCCGGTAGAGACTGCCCGCCCCGCTAGAGTGCCTATGGATACTTTCGGATTGGGACTGATCAGCCAGTGACGTGCGGCTTTCAGGGGAACGGCGATGCAGCGGAGATGTTGATCAGGCGTTGGGCCAGATCCATGCTCGGCTTGGTGCTGTGCAATATGAAACATAGCCCCCGCCCCCTGCCCGCTCTCAGTGCCGCTGTTCGACCGACACCGGAAAGAGGTCCGGCCTGATTTCGTGCGGCGGCAGCCCGGTCAAATGCGATATCAGGCCAACGCGCTCAGCGGGGATGACGGCCCACTGCGACACTGCGGAACTGGTGATGCCGGCCTCCCTGCTAACTTTCGCGGGGCCGCCGGCTTTTCTGATGATGGATTTGGTGTGTTCTGGCGTCATAAGCGGCACATTAGCACCGCTAACTTTCCCTGTCAACGCCTCTAAGCATGACACTAACGAGGCGTTCCATTAAGCATTCCGGCATGGGAAAAGCGGTCACTACTGGACAATTGATTCGGGCCAGGCGGCTGGCACTGGACCTGACACAAAAGCAGGTTGCGAAAGCCTGCGGGCTGACCGCCTCGTCCGTGACCCAGTGGGAGAAGGACGAAACCGCCCCCATGACGAAGAACATCAGGGCGCTGTGCTCCGTCCTGCGGTGCTCCCCTGCGGATCTGGGATTGGCCGATCAACTCGGTCCGTCCGCCGATGGCGGGCCTAAGGACGCCGCCCCCGACGCCTCCATGGAGGTGTCATCAGTCCAGCCCATAATCTTGCCGGGGGGTAAACCGGGATTGGCCCTCCTAGGACAACAAGGCCGGACCATTGTCCTTGAAGCAACTGCGAGTTTAATTGGAGCGTTAAGAACCGCGCTCGATTCAATCGACGCGCTCTTGCGCCGCTATACCGCATCTTCGGCATTCTGGCCCCCCGACCCGACCCAAGCAGTCATTAACGACTCATTAGCACGGCAGACCTAGGAAATCTAGCGGCGTTAACCCAGCTAGTCCATTCGGCATATCAGAAAAAGTTAGCTCGGCTAAGATTGTGCTTGACGTGATGAGTTAGCGGCGCTAATATCCTCCCATCGAAGCCCACCGCTCAGATGGAGAGACAGATGACCACCGCGAGCTGGATCATCCGCAACAAGGAAACCAAGGCCGTTGTCTGCGAGACCTTCAATGCGAAGGCCGTCGCCGCTCTCAACACGGCGAAATATGAGGCGGTGCCCATCCTGACGTATCTCGCGGAGCTCAATCGTCAGTCCGCCTGACCTCCGCCGAGGGCTGCCGCTGGTAGCCCTCCACTGAGAGCAGCCAAGGCCAAGGAGGCATCGAATGACTGATCCGCATCAACACCCTTTGGGCTTTCTGCTGATCTCCACTGTCGCTCGCCGTATTGCCAAGCGAGATAACGGCGAGAGCTATGAGGGCTATGAAAGTCCGGCCGCTGAAGCGGCCATCGACTACATGACGGCGGTGTTCAACGCGTTGAAAGATGCTAGCTATTCGATCGTTTGCGATGCGGACATTGAAGCGGACAGAGCCGCAACATTGCTTAGGGATCTGGTAGCGGCGGTAGATGCTGGCTCGCTTGAAATGAACAGCCCAGAGATTGGGGAACCGGAGATCGGCATTCCGTATCACGCTTGGCATGACGAGTGGCTACACCATGCGCGCGCCCTTATTGAGTCACTGGCAGATACGCCCCGGCGCGAAGCCCGCCCCGCCACCCCACAGAAGCCGGACACACTGAGGAGAGGATGATGCTTGGCTACAAAGTCCTGAACGCGGATGGCGCGGCTTTTCACGGCGGCTCTGGTCAGTGGCATTTGCCGCGCGGCTCGAAGCCCGGCAAGTGGATGCCGAAGATCGATGACATAGAGCCGTGCGAGCGCGGGTATCACTTCTGCCGGAACGAAAGCGATCTGCTGACGTGGCTCGGCCCGACGATCTGGGTTGTTGAGGCGTCCGGCAAGATCATCGACTGCGACGACAAGGCCGTGGCGGAGCGTGCGCGGCTGATCAAGCCGGTCACGGCCTGGAATGACCGGACGGCACGGCTGTTCGCTTGCGCCTGCGCCAAGCGCGCGCTGAAATACGCCGATCCCAAGCACGTCGAAACGCTGCGGAACACAATCAAGGTCGCGGAAGCGTTCGCGAACGGCAAGGCCACCGATGGGGAAAGGGACGCTGCCAGGGGCGCTGCCTGGGACGCTGCCTGGGCCGCTGTCTGGGACGCTGCCAGTGACGCTGCCAGGGGCGCTGCCTGGGCCGCTGCCAGGGCCGCTGCCAGGGACGCTGCCGGGGCCGCTGCCGGGGTCGCTGCCAGCGACGCTGAGCGCAAATGGCAGGTGCGCAAGCTCAAGCAGTTGTTGGAGGGGGCATAGATGATCCTCCCCTCCCACTGCTTCGGCCCCTACGCCAGTGAGTCGGTATCCCAGGCCCGCATCCGAGAACACCAGGAGGCGCTGGACGACGAGTGGAACGCACCGATTGAGACGGCCCGGGGGATCTTGGAGAAGGCGAGAGCAGACGTAGCCCAGCAGCTCCGGCATCACCCGAAGAAGGACGTAGAAGCCGTGCTTGGGCAGATAGACAACGCCTTGGGGGATTTGCCCCTGTTGAGAGGAGAGTGACGTGACACCGACTGAGATCAAAGCGGCTCTCAAGGAGCTGGACGGCAGCATCGGCAACCGTGGCATCTGCGGCGTGCGGGTGAGCCTCTATACGAAAGAGCCGTTGGCTGGCTCGATTTCCTGCAACTCGCTGGGCATCAGCATCGATGTCGAGGCGGATGAATGGGCCGAATTGTTCGCCAAGCTGCGCAGCGCATGGGCCAAAGCGCGCGCGGATGGCGAAAGGGGCCTCATCAAGAAAATGGCGCTCGCCATCATCCGGCTCACCGAGGAGCGCGGCGAATGCACCGACCAGATGCTGCGCGTCGAGTTTGGCGCTGGCGACGTGACCGCCTTCATGGACCGCGCAGTGGAGATGGCCGACAAAATGGCCACCAATGGGCCGTTTGCGGTGCGCCGCGTCCTTCAAAGCAATGCAGCCTAAGGAGGACAACCATGCGTGACATTGACGAGCTTCCCGAGTTCACCCCTGCCGGTCGCGCAAACATCCTGATGAGCGTGGCCCGGCTGAGCGGCGGGGCCTATATCGAGCCGCCGATTGATAAGCCCACCCTGCCCGTCTTTGTGTGGGGGTTGGTGATCGGGGCTGCTGTGTCTATCCCCGTGGCTTGGGCGACGTGGGGGGTGTGATGACTGAGGAGCAGGCGAATCTTCCGTGGTCCGAGGACCTGATCGAAACAGAAGATTCCTACGGCAAATACTATTCGCGCCACGTCCTTGATGCGAAGGGCCGCGCCGTTTGCGATATGCAGAACTCGGATGTCGCGGAAATTCACGAGGATTGGGATGAAAACGGATGCGTCCGCACCGATTTGGTAGCGGCTCAGCACGCCGCCCTGATCGTCAAGGCCGTGAACAGCCACGCAGCCCTGAAAGCTATCATTGACGAGCAAGCCGCCGATGGCGGCCTTTGGTTCATCCCCAAGAGCGCAGCCGAGGCATACTTGATGCAGGAATTGCGGCGTCTTCATGCGGCGTTTGAAGGCGTTACGCCATACGAAGCCGCCAGCCGCGCACTACTGGAGGATTGAAGTGCTTTGCTCGCCCTATCTCACCCGCTACGTGCGGTCCCTCACTGAAGCGCAGCTGGACCATATCAAGCGTCGATCGCCATGGACTGTGACGTTGAGTCTATGACCGGGGAGAAGGGGAAATACTGCGGCACACACGTTGATGAGAACGGAAACGTATTCATCATGGTCACCAAAGAGGCGGGCGGGAAGAGCGAGATGGAATGCCCGGGAATGTGGTCGAGGACATTGCTATGAAAGACTTGATAGACGCGCTGCGGGCGGCAGAGGCGGAACTGACGAACGTTCTGGACTGGCACCGCGTCGAGGCCATCTCGCTGCGCGAACAAGAGCTGCAAAGCATCCGAAAGACCAGGCTGACGATCCGCGTCGCACTTCGCGCGGGGACGAAACAGCCATGAACCACATCCCCAACCCCTCAGAGATGCTTGAACTCTCCCTCTGGTCCTTCGCGGAACACGCAAGGGAGCTCATCGGGAAACATAACCAGCTTTCCCAAAAGCAGAGGGAAGAACTGGCGGAGATCGGACGCGAACTCGTGAAGATGGAGGCCGCCTAGTGCTTTACGCCAAGTACCGTCACAGCGCATCGGGGGGCAACATGTTCATTGAATGCCCGTCCGCGTTCCTGTGGCGCTACGGCTTCGAGCATTGGGGCGAGGACAATGAAAGGACCGCGATGGGCACCGCCGCAGAATGGGGCGCTTGGCAGGGCATCCTCCACGATATGCCGGAGGCCGAGATCAGGAAGGCCGCGCTGGGCAAGTATGACGAACTCCGCCACGGCGAAGTCGGAGAGAGGCGCGATGCGTCCGCCGACATTGCTTGGCAGTTCGTCAAAGCTCTCCGCCCGCTCGGGAAGCCCCTCGCCTATCAGCCCTGGTCCGGGGTCTACCTGGAAGAGTTGGAGCATCAGATCAGCGTGAAGCCCGATCTGGTCTATCCGGGGTTCTCGGTGGATCTGAAGGCCACCCTTCGCTTGCCGAGCGACCCATCCCCGTCCCACATCCGCCAGCAAGGGCTTTACAGCGGCGAGCGGCAGGAGCAGGCGCGCATCCTCTACGGCACCCCGAAGAAAACAGCCTGGTTCACCCTCACCCGCTGCGATGCGGTGAAGGGGGCGATGGAGCTGCTGACCGCCTTCGAGATGATCGAGCGATGGAAGCGGGTTTGCCCCGATCCCAACCGGGCCATGCGCTACATGCCCCTGAATACCGATTCCTTTTACTGGTCAGACCAGAACGAGGCCGCCAAGGCCGCGATGCAATGGAGTGCAGCATAATGGCCAAGCCGCTAGACCCCCGGATCGCTGTGATCCTGAAGAAATACGATCTGGACCCCAAGGAGGCCCTTTGGGACTGCAAGGGGACATGGGTCATGTATCACCGATTCTGCGAGCTGATCGCGGCGCAGTCCGGTGTGAAGTTCGATCCGCCACAGGTCATTGAGGCCAACAGCGCGGAAAAGACCGCTGTCCTGTGCGTCACGGGTCACATGGGCGACCGCTCAGAGTGGTCAATTGGCGAAGCATCGCCCGGCAACTATCGCACCACCGAGAAGATGCAGCCCTACCCCTACGCCATGGCAGAGAAGCGCGCCAAGGACCGCGTGATCCTCAAGCTCGTGGGGCTGGCGGGGTTTGTCTACTCGGAAGAGGAGGCGGACGACTTCAAGGAAGCCAAGCCTGCCAACGATGCCCCGCAGAAGCCCGCAGAGGCCCCGCGTCACGCCCTGTCACTCATCTACCCCGGGACCGGGAGCGGCCCTGTAGCGCCCTCCATGACGCGCTGGCTGGACCTTTACGAAGCCGCCGTTGCCGAGTTCGGCCACAAGGCCCTGTGGGATGAGAACGCCACCACCCTTGCCAACATCCAGGCCCGGGCCGATGAGGCGGGCAAGGACGACATCGTGGACCGCATCAAGAAACTCTACTCAGCCGCACACGCGAAAGGAAAGGCAGCATGAACAGCGAAGAGAAAGACATGACGGGCGTGATGTTCGTCAACGACCGCAAGGAGTCCGACAATCACCCAGACTGGAAGGGCCGCGCCGTGATCGGCGGGCGGAAGGTTTGGGTATCGGCCTGGAAGAAGGAGGGGCAGAAGGGCAAGTATCTATCCCTATCCTTCCAGGATCGTGATGAGCAGAACCGGAGCAAGCCCAACAATCGGGAGCGCCGGCCTCAGGAAGATTCGGACATTCCCTGGTGACGCCATGACCGACGCAGCAGCCATTGCCGGCACCTATAGCGACCTGAAGCTGGTCAAGTCCCGCTCGGTTGCCCAGGTGGTAATTGAGATTCCGATAGAGAAGGCCGAGAGCTTCATCGCGGCCTTTGGGATGCCCATCCCCGGGAAGGAACAGCACGTAGCCTTGGCGCTGCTCAAGCCATCCTCCACTGACAAGCCGGGCCAGTCGTCACAAGCGGCTGGCCCGGGAAAGGGGCGGAGACGGTTTGATGAACTGCCACGGTCGCAACAGGCGGCGCTGATGTGTGAGCGGGTGGACTTTCAGAAGTGGTGCGAAGTGACTGACGCGGAGGGGGCCAGACAGGCAATACTGAATATGTGCATGGTCAACAGCCGAGCCGTTCTTGACCACGACGATGCGTCGGCGCGGCGGTGGGACTACGTGCTGGGCCACTTCCGCCAAGCCACCGGCCAGATGGCGGAGATGCGCTCGTGAACCTCCCCCGCCGCAGGAAATCCCCCAAGCTGGGGGTGAAGGAAGCGCCCCAGATCAGGTGTGCGAGTCATCTCCAGTGGATCAGGGGGCATGAGTGCAGCGTGGCGGATAGGCGGGCCCCCTGCGATGGGCCGATTGAGGCGGCCCATGTCCGCACCGGCACTGACGGCGGCATGGGCGTTAAGCCGTCAGATTGTTGGACGATACCCCTCTGTTCGCTACACCACGCACTTCAACATACGTGGGGCGAAGAGCGGTTTGAGAAGGCACACAACATATCCATGCGCTTCATTGCCGAAAGGCTTTGGCAAGCGTCCCCGCATCGCAGAAAGGTAGAGCAATGACCCACGAACAGATCCTATTGGCCTACGTATCCAAGCTCCGCCAGTCAGACAACGGACCAAAGCATGTGCTGGCGGACACAATCGTGAATATCGTGATCCCAGGATTGAAGGCCGACCAGGCGCTGAGCCGGGTGCAGAGGAGAGGATGATGCGAACTGATTTCGACCAGATTGACGATGGTGCGTCGGTGATGCTGATCCCGAACGCCAACAACCCGCTTCATCG